CGCCTATTAAAACCTTTAAATAAATTACTGTCTTGTTTTCCATTTGTTTATATATTATAGATTAAATTGATTATTAAAATTAAGGCTACTACTGTTACTATTATCATTGTGCCAATAGCTCCCATTTCCGCTCGGCTTTTATCTTGTCGAGTTGGTTTATATTCTTTTTGTTTCATACGTTAAATGTTAGGTCGTTGTCATTCATTACTTGTTGCAGCATCTCTCGGCATTGTGCGAATACTTCCAGCTCGGTTTCGTTTAGGTCTTTGTTTCTACTATATCCGTGTTTCACTATCCACCTCAACTTTTGGTCAAGTTCGTACATTGCATCGTGCCAGTCTTCGCCTTGCATTGCGTTTAATGCTTCGGCTTTGTTGTCGAACTCTATTGTTACTTTCATCTTATTCTGTTTTATTTAGTTCGTTTTGTAATAGCTTCTCGATAACCATTGCTAAACGCTTCGACTTTTAGTAACGCTATGTCTTTTTTGATGCGCTCTAGGTACAGCGTGGCGTCCATTAGTTCCTCTTGTAGGTGGGTTATCCATTGTTCTAGCGTTAAGTCGTTTCGTGTTAGCGGTGTTCCGTATTTCTTTAGCCCCGCGTTTGAGCGTTCGACGTACTTTGCTAGCACGCTTTTTACTATCTGGTCTTCTACTTCTTGTTTCATAAAAAATTGTATAGGGTGTTAAAATACTCGCGGCATAGTTCTACGCGATCTTTGATTTCGTTTATTACTTGTTCGTCTTTTTCTACTTTAAATACCTTTACCCGGCGCCCTAGTGGTATATGGTCGAACGTGTGGCGCTTTAACACCTCGTCGCGTAGTTCTTGGCTTTCGTCCATTAGTCTAGCGTTCCAGTGTGCGCGTCTTATTTCGTCCTCTATCATGTCCGCGGGTGTGTTGACTAGGCAGTAAACTAGCAAAGCTTCGGTCTTACCCGTTAATTCAAGGTAGCCTTGCAACTGGTAGTAATAATCTTTAGTAGGTATTTCCGTAGCAAAAAACGGAAAAGTAGTAGCGTCCCAAGAACTTTTCACGTCTAAAAGTATGTCGTTCGTGTTTACGTCCGGGGTTCCCGTCAAGAAGTCGTTTTCGAAGTGTTCGTGGTTCTTATATAAAAAGCCTAATTCTAGCGCGTTAGAGGCCATATCTATGGCTTCGTCTTCTACTAGGTTACCTTTGTCGGTGTAACGGCTTGAAAACGTCTTAATAATGCCGTATTTCGCACGCAACACTTCCTCTTCTATGTACGTCTTTGCGGTTTGGCTTAATAACTCCCCCTTGGTGCGGGGGTTAGTCATTATTTTGCCTATGGCTGAGCATCGAATTTTAAAAGCTTTCATAGCGCGTTTAATATATCGGTTTGTCCCTCGGTTAATTCGAAACTAGCCTCTAGCTTTTCGCGTGTATAGTCGCCTTTTTGTATGGCTAATACTGCGGCTTGAAAACGTTTAGCATCTATTTGCTTTTTCTTTGGTTCGTTTTTTACTTGTTCGCCGCTTGCGTCTGTGTCTTTATCCGTCACAAGGCCGAGGCTACTAGCTAAAGCGTAACGACGGAAATACGTAACGCCAGAACCAAAGCTTTGATAGTCGTTCATACCTTTAAGGCTTACGCTAGGAATAGCAACGGAACTTTCCATGTTTTCGCCCGTCTCTACGTGGAAAATAATAGTACAAATGTAGTTTTCGCCCTCTTTGGTGTGTAGGTTTTGGGTAAAGCCTAGACCGTGTTTTGCTAGTAGCGGGTTAATTACTTTAAAGATTGCGGGTAAGTCGCTATAAGAATAGCCGAACCCTTGCGTTCCTTTGTGAATTACTGGTACTTCTTGCTGAAAAGCCGCAAGCGCTTTAAATAAATGTTTCATAACTGATTAAAAATTAGAGTTGTTTAGATGCAAATATATAAAGATATTCTAATATACAAACTATTTAATTAAATTTTTTAACATTTTTTACTTTGGTGGTGTAAGTATCGCTTTTGAACACCCAGCTACCCCAGTCTATTTCCCCCTCTTTTTTTAGTTCGGCAATTTTATAAAATTCGTCTTTTGGTAGGTAGCCAATAATATAACCGTATTTCATATTTTGGGAAACGCTGCACCATAAATAAAAGTCTGTTTCTTGTTTGGTATTGAACGCGCTTATATTTAGGTTGAAGTCGTTTGTAGGTTCTTTATCGGTTCGTATGGTCTTAACGTCTATTTTTTTTCCGTTTATTTCTAGGTCGTTGTCGTAACTGCCTACGTATTGAACCGGTTTGTTTATGGATCGCAAAAAGTGCATAGCTATTACCTCGCCTAGCGCCCCGTATATTTGGCTTTCGCCTTGCGTTATTGAATTTGTTAGCGCCTTAAAGTTGTAAAGCTTTTGCGCTTGTAAAATTTGTTCGTCTGTGATTTCTATTTTTATCATGGTATTTGTTTTATTTTGTTCTTATATACTTTTATCAATTCTTTAAGTTCGTCTACTTCCCAGCGTTTCTCTAGGTGAGCGCGACCTTGTAATTCAATCAATTTGTCGGCGCCTATGCGTTGTTCTATACCTATTTGGTAGTTTAGTAGGTTCCCGGATAGAAAAGTGTTACAATGTTCGCATTGTAGGTGTACGTTGTCTTCGTCAAACCTTACGTTTGAATGGCCGCCTTGACTGTAATAGTGGCCCGCGTTCTTTTTCTTTGGTGGTTGGTTGCATGAAATACACGGTTTCCCCTCGTCGCGTTTACGTATGTAGAAATTGAATACTTTTTGTGCGTCTTTTAGCCAGTCGCTGGTTGTCTTTAGTTCGGTTGTCCATTTCTTTTTCGTGTTTTTCCAAGCCGCCTCTTTGGTTTCTTGTACAAAGGCCCTAACACAGTCGTCTTTTAGGCAGTATTTATGGTTAAAGCGTATAGGCTCAAACTTGTCTTTGCAGTTTTTACAACGTGGCATCTAGAAAAGTTTTAAAATAAAGCGGTTAAGGTCAATTTTCCATAGGTTTATGTCGTTTGAAGCTTTGAAGCCTACATGGTTTATCTTACCCTTTTCCCAAACGCCGTATTTTTCAAAACCTAGTTGCTGCCAGAACTTGTTACTATCTAAATCAGTACGACAACGCAATGTAAAACCAATACGACCAAACGTTTCGCAAAATTCCCTACATACGTCTATTAAAGCCGTGCCGTAATGTAAGCGCCTAGCGTCGTTTCTTACCGCTATTTGCTGAATTTTAGCGTACTTATAAGTTCCCATAGCTGGAGTTATTAAAACATAACCAACCGCGTCGTTATTTGCCTCGCAAATTAATACAACAAAGTTGCGCTTACCACCCCAAACGTATTCTTCCCAAACGGACTTTTGAATAAAGCCTACCGCGTTGCTATTTTCTTTTTGTAGCTTGTCAACTAGTAGCATATCTTTTATAGTGCTAGTTCTTACGGAAATGTTTTTTATTTCGTCTTTGTATAGAACATTAATAAGGCCAGTGCCGCAATCAAATTTACCTAGTTCCATATTTTAAAATTTACTTGTTTGTATTTCCATTTCTAGTTCTTTAACCCTTTGTAGTAGGTCTATGTTACGGCTAGCTAGTATCGTGTTTTCACGGCTTAAGCTTACCGCGTGTTCGTGTAGTCTAGTGAAAAACGAAATAGCTTCAAGTAGTTCTTGTTCGCTTTGTTCTGCGCCTTGAATGTAATCCGTAGCTTCGGGGCGTGTTTTTATTATTTGTTCGCGTGCTGTTTTTATTCTTTGCTGAATAGCCCAAAGGTTAGCCCGTGTTTTTATTATTTCTAGTCCTAGTTCCATGTTTAAAAAGGTGTTTTTGTTTGGTGTTCTGGTTTGTAATATGTTCCCCTATTGGCGTAAACGCGGTTGCCTTTGTAGTCTAGCATATAGTATTGGTAGCGGTCTACGTCTAGAAACATTTTGTAAACTCCGTTTTTACTTACGCCTTTGGGTTTACTCTTTGCTACTTTTAAATGGACTTCGTTTTTTTCTGCGCCCGTTCCGTCGCTATTTGCTAGTCCGTAAGGTGGTCGCCACGGAATTAATACGCTTAAACCTTTCCTAAACCATACTTGGCCCCCAGCAAAGTCGCGCGCGCTAGGAATAGGGAAATAAGAAACGTCTGTACCCGCTATGGTTTTACTTGTTACCATTGGTTGGTCGCGCACGTGGTTTATTACGCAGTTGTGGCGGCCCGTTTTTCGTGCGTTTTTACGAACTTGACCTAGTATTCTACTCAAATACTTGTCTTCGCGTCCTAGGTCGCTTTGTTGGTATTCCTCGCTTAACTCGTTCCACGGGTCTATTGTAGTGGTGTTTATTTTAATACCCTCTTTGCGTTCTATTTCGTCTACTAGGTCGTAAAATTTCGTTATGGTTAAGTCTTCGTCTATTGGATCAATAACAATAAAGTGTTCATTTACGAACATTTCCGCGCTAACTTGTTCGCCGTTGGTCATTGCGTTTTGGCCTTGTACGTATGGCTTACCTATAAACTTGTAGCAAAGTTCGGCGTATATTTCGGCAGCGCTTCCAGTTTCTGGGCTGAATACTACGTGTCGCCAACCATGCAAACACGAAAGGTTTATAAGAAATTCGAACCAAAGTTCTGTTTTACCGCTTGCGGGTGCTGAACCTATGTAAGTAGTACAACCCTCTTTAATTGTAAAGGGTAACATATCCCAGTCCCAACCCACGCCTTTTCCTTTTACGTCTTTTTGTAGGCGTATTTCGAACATTTCCGAATTTAAGTTTTTTAGTCGTGTGTACATTAGTCAACTATTACGGGTGGTAAATTAAACGGGTTGTCTAAAACTTGCGGGTTGTTTATGTCTATGTCATTCCAGCATTTGCCATTCAAATAAGTAAGCGGGTTTTTCCTATACTTTTTGTCTGGTGTTTGCAATAGGTAAACGGGCAAGGTTTCAAATATAGTTTTTATTTCGTCTTCGGTTAGCTTTACAAATTTGTCTAGACATTTTTGCTTGTCTATTGACTTACCGTATAAAATCCAAAACTTGTCAAAAGTATATATATTACTATTCTTTATTTCTTTATATTCTTTAGTTGTTGCCCTTGGTCTGCCCATTTGTTTGCCCTCTTTAGTACATTCAACTTGCAACTTGTCCCATTTTATAAGGGTTATAGCTTGCCATTTGTTTGTCGTGTAGCGTGCCACTTCTTTAGAGGCCTCTAGCTTGCCCATTGCGGTGCGTGTTTGTTTGACCGTTAGGCCTATTTCTTTAGCTAGGTTTTCCCAACTAGTAACGCATGAACCCGCTTTTATTGTTTGCCCTTTCCACGTCTTGTCTTCGTAATTTACAGACAAAAGCAAATGAACAAGCAAACGCGTTGCGTTGTGGTCGTCGTACCATTCCCAGTCTTTAAGTGTTTTGTGTAATTTAATCCAACCGCTCATCTGCAACATTTTTAGGATAAAAAAAACCCCTTTCAGTGTTCGCGAGGCAGCGCTACTAACCGAAAAGGGCTCTAATAATGTCTTACGTGGGTCTGCCTACCCTTACAAATATAACGCTTAATTTTCTAAAATGTTGTTTTGCTCTAAAACTTTTTCGTAAACACCTAATTTAACACGGCGCTGAATACGTTTAAAGTCGCGTATTGTTCTAGCGTCTATTATGTCCGTTTTTAAGTCCCGGACTTGTCTTTTTTCATTGGGGTAAATTATTACGCTACCCCCTAACTGTTCTTTAAGCTGGTATGTTTCGTGTTTATAATCCTCGTCGCCGTAGCCCGTAAGGTCTTTGTGCGTTCGTAACCCGTGTATTATTGTAGCGTGGTGCTTACCGAATATCTCGCCTATTTGCGAAAGGCTAAAGCCACTAGTTCGTAGTTCATTGTATAGAAAAGCGCGTTTGTAAATTAGGCCGCGATCTCTACACTTGCTTGTTAAGTCGTAGGCGGCTATAAGTTCGTGAATTAATGCTATTCTGTTTTTCATATTTCCGTTATTTTAAACTTGCCTAGGCTAAAGTTGTTTGTGTATAGTAGTTCGGACTTCATGGCATAGGCCATTGCTTTAGAATAGAAACGCCAGCTTTGAACGGCTTTAGTTCCGACGTAGTATGTAAGTAAGTATTTCATAACTTTTTTATTTCGTGTTTTACTTGTTCCCAATATAGCCCCTCGCATCTAAACGCATGGCCCGCTTTGTCGCTTAAAAATTGAACCTCTTTTATAATTCGTTTTTCATATTCTACGGCCTCATCAATTGCAATCAATGCGCAGTTTTTAGCTAGTAGGGTTAAAGACATATCGTATTTATTATTAGTATCTAGGTCGTATTTAAATACCTCTAATTGATACATTTCAATTAATTCTATTGCTTTTTCTTTAGGTGTCATATTTCTTGCATTTTAATTTCACAAATTCGGTTATATAGGTCTTCGTTAAAGTTTGTCCAAAAGCGGTTTATTTGGTAGCGGTTAAATGCCCCATTGAGCATGGCCGTTGTCGTCGTACCATTCGCAAATCTCGGACTGTAACAAGTCATTGCCGTGTTGGTTAAGTTCG